CAGACAATGGATGAAGTTAAAGAAGCATACCAAATTTATTCTACAGAAGATTTGATGGCAAAAGCTAAAGAAATGTACTCTTTTGTGTCAAAGAAAGATTGACGAAATCTATATATAATGTTATACTTACTCCAAACATAGGAGTTTATACTTGAAAGCATTTTACACAAACGTTGCGCGATATGGCAACACACTTTTATACCGTGGTTATAATGACCACGGTGTAAGAGTCGAGAAAAAAATTAAATTTAAACCCACTCTATTTGTAAGAAGTAAAGATAAAAATACTGCTTGGAAATCACTTGATGGTTTATCTTTGCAGCCAGTAGATTTTAATTCTATGCGTGATGCCAAAGAATGGCTAGAAACGTATAAAGATATGGACAATGTGAAAATATATGGCAATACAAATTATATGCAGCAATTTATCGCAAGCGCATTTCCTAAAGATATTCAGTTTAATCGTAATACTGTAAATATAGCTAATCTTGATATCGAAGTTGCTTCAGATGATGGCTTTCCAGAACCTGAAACTGCCAATTATCCAGTAATTTCAATTTGTCTTAAAAGTTCGACCAGTGAAGTTTATCATGTTTGGGGTCTTGGAGACTTTGATGTTGAAAAGCGAGAAAATAAAGACATATTAGTTCAATATCGTAAATGTAATAGTGAGACAGAATTGCTTGCTAAGTTTATGGAATACTGGACAAAGAATACTCCAGACGTTATTACTGGATGGTACATCAAAAACTTTGATATGCCGTACTTGATTAATCGTGTCGCTAAGTTGGCTGGCACAGAAGTTTCTAACAAATTCTCACCTTGGGGTCTTGTTAGTGAAAGAAATATTACTATTCAAGGTCGTGTTATGAAAAGTTATGAAATTACTGGCATATCACAACTTGATTATATCGAATTGTTTAAAAAGTTTGGTTACTCTTATGGTAATCAAGCATCTTATAAGTTAGATCATATTGCTAATGTTGTACTTGGTGAAAAGAAATTATCATATGAAGAACATGGCAATCTGCATACTCTTTATAAAAATGACCATCAGTTATTCATTGATTATAACATAAAAGATGTTTGGCTAGTCGGTAAAATAGACGAAAAAATGGACTTGATTACTCTTGCATTAACAATGGCATATCGCGGTGGCGTAAATTATGATACGACTATGGGCACTACTGCCATATGGGACTCTATCATTCATCGTGAATTAAATCAAAAGAAAATAGTTATTCCTCCAAAAGAAGATAAACATAAGACTCCATATCCTGGTGGCTATGTAAAAGATCCACATATCGGTGCACATGATTGGGTTGTTTCTTTTGATTTGAACTCACTATATCCAAATTTAATTGTGCAATATAATATGTCGCCTGAAACGCTAGTTGTTGATCCTGATGAACGACATGAATCTGGCGTTAATCATTATATGAATAATGCTCCCAGAGTTAATAAAGATTTATCTATTGCCGCAAACGGAGTTACATTCAGTAAAGAAAAGCAGGGTATTTTGCCTAAGCTTATTTCTGATTATATGTTAGAGAGAAAAACGACTAAAAAAGCTATGTTGGCAGCAATGCAGAAACACGCAGACAATCCATCAGATGCACTTTCAAGAGAAATCAATCAACTTGAAAACAGACAGATGGCAATTAAAATTCTACTNAANTCATTATATGGCGCTATTGGTAATCAACATTTTCGTTACTTCGACCAACGGATTGCTGAAGGTATTACACTCTCAGGTCAATTATCTATTCAATGGGCAGAACGCTGTATCAATGATGAAATGAATGAGATTTTAAAAACAGATAATGTTGATTATGTTATTGCGATGGATACAGACTCTCTCTATATTAACTTCGGTCCATTCATCAAAAAATTAGCACCTAAAGATCCAGTAAAAGCACTTGATAAAATTTGTGCAGAGCATTTTGAAGCTGTACTTCAGAAAGGCTATGACAATCTCTTTAGACAAATGAACGCATATACAAATCGTATGATTATGGAACGTGAAGCAATTGCGGATCGTGGAATTTGGATGGCAAAGAAGCGTTATATTTTGAATGTGCATAATAACGAAGGTGTTCAATATAAAGAACCAAAACTAAAAATCATGGGTATTGAAGCTATAAAATCTTCAACACCTCAAGTTGTTCGTGATAAATTCTTGCAAGTTTTCAAGATTATTATTTCTGGTTCAGAAATAGATACTAGAAAGTTTATCAATGATTTTAAGAGTGAGTTTAAATCTTTACCACCTGAAGCAGTATCTTTTCCTAGAGGCTGCAGTGAAGTGAAAAAGTATTCAGATCGAAAGACTATATTTAAGAAGGGCACTCCCATTCATGTTAGAGGCGCACTCTTATATAATGATCAAATAAAAGACAAAGCATTAGATAAAAAATATACTCCTATACAAAATGGTGAAAAAGTTTTATTCAGCTATCTTAAAATGCCTAATCCAATTAGACAAAACGTTATATCTTTTCCTGATTACATTCCTCCAGAAATGAATTTAGCTAGATATATTGATTATGAAACACAATTTTCTAAAACCTTTCTTGATCCCATTGAACCTATACTTGATGCTGTCGGATGGTCTGTCGAAGAAAAATCTACACTAGAAGATTTTTTTGGTTGACAAAAGCTAATTACTTTACTATAGTAATATTATCAAAAATAAAGGGTAAAGCATGACTACTAAAAAAATTAAACCGCACGACTTTCCTGTGATGGCACTAATCAATAAAATTAAAGATTGGCATCAAAATAGAAATTTAATTGAAGGTTCTACTGATAAAGATCAAGTACTAAAGCTAATGCAAGAGTTGGGCGAGTTGTCTGATAGTGTATGTAAGGGTAATGACATTAGAGATGATCTTGGCGATATGATGGTTGTTATGATAAATATCATGGTGCGTAATGATATTAGTATGAACGAATGCTTAACTGTTGCCTATAATGATATCAAAGATCGTAAAGGTCGAATGGTTGAAGGCATCTTTATAAAGGAAGCGGATTTGTAAGTGTATAGTCTTACTATATTCAAAAATTTATATGATAACAAAACTCACCGCAAGATGCACTTCTCGCGGTGGGAAGATTACACTAAATTTTTATTTGATCTATCTAAAATACCTAGAAAAGGAAAGCATGATGCACAACTTATATCTCCAGCTAGTTACGTTTCTGATACGACTAGGGCAAACGCGAATGTTTTGGATTGGTCAAGTTGGGCTGCTGTTGATGTTGATGATCATGTCTTTAAAGGAAAATTAGAGAGTGAACTTTTTGATCGGTTTGGTTACTATAATTATGTTTGTTATAGTACCGCAAGTAGTTCAATCGATCATCCGAAGTTCCGACTTGTGTTTCCACTCACAAAATCGATTGATACATCTAAAATAAAACACTTTTGGTTCGCGCTAAACAAAGAGCTAGGAGAAATAGGAGATGGGCAGACTAAAGACCTATCTAGAATGTATTATATTCCTGCGAATTATGATGGNGCTAATAACTTTATATTCAATAACACTTCTGGTATTGATATGAATGCTAACNATATAATATCAAAACATCCTTATAAAGAAAAAGTTGGGTCATCTTTTATGGATAGATTGCCTAAAAACACTATAGATAAAGTTATTCAATATAGAAAGAATCAACAGAAAAATACAGAAATTTATTGGTCTAGCTACAAAGATTGTCCGTTTGTAAATAAAAAACATGTTAAAGAATGGTTTGATATTTCAAACATAGATAACAGTGGAAGATATGCAATGATCTATAAAATTATGGTTTCTACTGCCATGAACGCTATCAAGAAAGAGTATCCTATAACTGCATTTGAGATAGAACAATTGGTTAGAGAATTAGATAATGAAAGTTCTAGAAGATATGAAAAGCGACCTTTAAATGTGGAAGCTGATAGAGCCATAGAATACGCATATAGAAATGTATAAGGAGATTTGAATGACTTTTATTGCAGCAATGGACCACAGCGGTGGATCAACAGGTGGAGTTTTAGAACGCTACGGACAAGAATATACTGAAGATGATAAAATGGAAAAAGTCCATGCAATGCGTATGCGTATGGTAAATAGTCCTAAATTTACTTCAGAAAATATAAAAGGAGCAATTCTGTACAAAGATACTTTGGATAGAGGAATGGCTTCAATTCTACACGAAAAGAAAATTCCTATCTATTTGAAAGTTGATAGTGGTTGTAATCCAGACGGAACTCTTAAAGATTTTGATATAGCTGAGATGATTCAGTTCGCAACTAAACATGGCTGTACTGGCACAAAAATGCGAAGTATTGTCCATAGTGTTGATATGATAGCACCTGTACTAAATCAACAATTTAAACTTGCTAAAGAAATTGCTGAAGGATTTCTTATGCCTATTATTGAACCAGAAGTTCCTATCGATTCTCCAGATAAAGCAGAAATTGAATGGAAAATGCATGTTCAACTTAGAAATAAGTTAGATACATTTCACTCAGATAATAATACTTTGGGTTTGGTTAGACTTTTTACTATGTTAAAGCTAACTCCACCAGAACAAGATGATTTGTATTATGAGTTGACAAAGCACTACAATGTTGATAGTATAGTTTCTTTAAGCGGCGGATACTCTAC